CGTCGGCAAAGATACCGGCAAGACTCCATTCTGGATGATCATGGATGTATTCGGTATAGTGGGAAACTTGTGCTTCATAGCTTGTTTCCTGTTCGTCTGAATCGGTACTAACGCGGCAGTAGGCAGCAACGCGTAACTTTTTCTGTTCCGACTTTTTTATGGTGTTTCCCATTCGCTTTTTTGCCGGAATGATCATAACAGTTCCCATTATATTACCTCACTTTCAATTAGGCTATAAAGATATTCGGCCTGTAACTTGGGATTTTTATAATGTTTACTCGCCTTGGACAATCGGAAAGAGGTCGGTAGCAATGCAGGATTTACGGCTGTTTTGCAATGTAATCTTCCCAACACAGTGGTACGTCGAAGGCATTCTTTCGAAGCTCTATCAAACGTATTTTTGTCTATAATGGCAGGGTAGAAGTTATCTCCCAGGTAGTGCTTGTTTTCCATCAGGCGTTTAGCTGTACCATGATATGTTTCAATTCCAGCTTCAACGGCGGCTTTTGCCAGTGACATCCCAGATAGATAATTTTCATAAAGCTTTTTGATTTTATTGGCCTGTTTTATGTCAATGATGGCTTTGCCATTTTTTATGATATATCCATAAGGAGTATGTCCCATATCGTTACCTTCTTTCTGTAAGTGCGAGACCACATTTTAATATAAAGCAAATCTCATTACGTGAGCGAATGAGAATGTGGTCTACAAATTTTTCAAAGAGCATTGGATCAAATGCTGTCACAGCAGGTGCTTTTTCAACGAAGCGTAAAAGATTTATTGCCTCTGTTATGATGGCCATACTGTCAGAAACGGTGTGCTTTAAGGACTCAATATTTTTTTGATAGGCATCGGCTTGAAAGAGGAGTTCATTTGTTTCCTTATTATAAATGATAGAGTCAATAATACCTTGAGACAGAAGTTTTGTTAATGTTTCTCTCTTTTCACTGTTATGGGCTAACAGCGTATGGAGTTTCTGGATTTTTTTTACTGAATTATTAGCAGGATCTGTTTTTAAAGATTGTACATAGGGAGTTAAAATGATTTGATGGAAACATCTCAACTTATTCATCATGATAATAAAAGCTTGCTTTAAAGTTTCATCACGGATAAAGAGCATGTGGCATTTATTTTTGTTCCGGAGATGTGTGCTGCAACACCAGGCAACATATTTATACCCAGCGTAACCGTGCATTCGCCGTTTAAAAGTGTTGCCACATTCGCCACAAATCACTTTACCGGAAAACGCATAACGATTCTGATATTTTTCGCTCCCTTGAATAATTCCTTTTTCTATGGCTCGTTGACGAATTAGCCTTTGAGCCGTCGTGAAGTCTTCACGGCTGATAATAGCTGCGTGATGATCTTTAACCAGATATTGTGTCGCTTCACCATGGTTATTATGACGAACAAAATTTGAATCTGAGTATGTTTTTTGGAATAGGCAGTCACCAACGTATTTTTCATTAGATATCATGTCGCGGATGGTTGTTGCAGTCCAGTGTCCATTTCGTTTAGATGCAACACCTCTTTGATTTAAATCATCAGCTATAGCCTGGGTGCTTTTCCCCGATAAAAGCATCGCGAAGATTTTTTGAACAACCGTTGCCTGTTCTGGATTGATAACCATTCGCTCACCGTCCCAAACATAACCGTAAGGTGGATAAGATATTTTAAATGTGCCATTCTCAAATCGCTTTTGTATGGACCATTTACTGTTTTCTGAAATAGATACGGATTCGTTTTCGGCTAGCGTGGAGAGCAGTGATAAAAAAAGTTCGCTTTTCATAGATCCCGTATTGATGTTTTCTTTTTCAAAATAAAGGGGAATATGCAGGGCCTGTAAATCGCGGACTAATTCCAGGCAATCCATCGTATTCCTGCTGAATCGGCTGATGGATTTAGTCACAATAAAATCGATCTTGCCTGCTTTGCAATCATCCATGAGTCTTAATAATTCTGGGCGTTTGTCTTTCTTTGTCCCAGTGATGCCTTCATCATAATAGATGCCGGCAAATTGCCAATCGTCACGGCTGTTGATATAGTTTTCATAATGGACTTTTTGTGCTTCAAGGCTTTCAAGCTGGGCATCTGAACTGGTGGAGACACGACAGTAAGCGGCGACCCTAATTTTCTCCTTTTTGTTCTCTACATTTTGAGATTTTGCAATTTTTGTTACCTTCTTCAAGTAGACATCTCCTTTCCATGCCTATATATCACTCTGTCATCATAATATTTCAAGTGTTTTTGGCGATATTTCCGTAAATAACGGAGGAAATGTTTCACGATTGATGTCGGAGAGGATGTAAAACTCTTTCTGGCCAATGAGCTTATCCTCTAACATGTCCTTGGCGATGCGTTGAGCCATATGGAAGAATAATTCGCTCTGAATGCGTTCTGCAGTGTAGTAAGAATTAAGTGTGTTTTCAACTGACTTGTTCATAATCTCACCTCTACTTTCTTATGGAGAAAGCAGAACTCTTTGAGCAAAGAAAATTCATATATTTCAATTAAAAAGCCGTAGGCTTTCCTTAGCGGGAAAGACCTGCGGCTTTTTTGCTCAATTATAAATCTTGTCTCCATTAGAAAGTAGGAGAGCGATTTGGGTGGGGAGCAAAAAATAAAAAAGTTTGCTCAAAATCGGATTCCTTCTCCAAAAGAAAGTAGGAGGTGTGATAAGGCCTCTGGAAAGGAGAGATAAGTGATGAATACAAACTATCCAGATACCGACATAGCTGTGTGTAATGTGGCTGAAGAAATCCAAGTCCTAAGTGCTATCAGTCAAGTATCTGCCAGAATGGCAAGGAACTTACTACTCTTTGCCGTGCATCACTCTACGATGGAAGGAGAGACAATTCATGACAAATGAAGAAACAGCAAGACAAGTTGCACAATTACTACGCATAGCGGCAGACGCTATCAATCAAGCAGCAGACAAGGTAGCTCAAATAGCGGAAATGGAAAATGGCCAAGAAGTCAAGGCGAACGGAAATAAACAGGGCCCTCAACTGACTCTGGAAGATGTCCGCAAAGTCGCCGCCGACAGGTCACGCCAGGGATTTACGGATGAAGTCCGCAGCCTCATTCAGAAACACGGCGCCAACAATCTGTCCAGTGTTGATGCGGCACAGTACAGCACCCTCTTGAAAGAATTGGAGGCGATTGGTCATGCCGGATAAACACGCGGTGCTGTCCGCTTCATCCTGCTACCGTTGGTTGGCTTGCCCGCCGTCTGCGAAGGAATGTGCCAGGCTGCTAGATACGACTAGTAAATTCGCTCGCCAGGGCACCGATGCCCATACACTCTGTGAATTCAAAGTAAAGACGGCACTGGGGCAGAAATTGGAAGATCCGACGAAGTCTCTGACGTACTTCGATGAAGAAATGGCTGAATGTACCGATGAATACTCACAGTTCGTTATGGAATGTCTAGCAACTGCCAAAGCATCCTGCAAGGATCCGTTCATCATGGTGGAACAGCGACTGGACTTCTCGAAGTGGGTGCCTGGCGGCTTTGGTACTGGCGACTGCCTCATCGTAGCCGATGATACCTTGACCGTTATTGACTACAAACATGGACTTGGGGTCCTAGTAGGCGCCGAGAAGAATCCGCAGATGATGTGCTACGCCCTCGGCGCGCTGAACCTGTTCGATGGCATCTATGATATTCGTCAGATATCGATGACCATTTTCCAGCCCCGCCGTGATAACATCAGCACCTACACCATGCCCAAAGAAGAATTGCTCCAGTGGGCTGAAACCGTATTGAAGCCAGCGGCAGAACTGGCGGCAAAGGGAGAAGGAGAGTATAAGGCTGGCGACCACTGCCGCTTCTGTAAAATCAAGGCGACATGCCGCAAGCGGGCTGAATATAACTTAGAACTGGCTCAGTATGATTTCGCCGTCCCGTCCACGTTTCAAGATGAAGAAATCGAAGCCGTCCTTTCTAAGGCCGATGAACTGGTGAACTGGGCCGGAGATGTCAAAGAATACGCTTTACAGCAGGCCCTATCCGGCAAGCAGTGGGATGGATGGAAACTGGTCGAAGGCCGGTCGAACCGCCGCTACGTAAATGAAGATGCAGTCGCCGCCAAAGTGGAAGACGCGGGCTTCAATCCATATGAAAAGAAGCTGCTCGGCATCACGGCGATGACGAAACAGCTCGGCAAGAAGCGGTTCGAAGAACTGCTGTCAGATTTAGTAGAAAAGCCGCAGGGCAAGCCTGTCCTGGTGCCGGAATCGGATAAGCGTCCGGCCATGCACACCGCGGCAGATGATTTCAATGTTAAATTTTAAGGAGGAAAAAATTATGTCTAAAAATTATGTAAACCCGTGCAAAGTAATTACTGGTGTCAACACTCGTTGGTCTTACGCTAATGTTTGGGAACCAAAGTCCATCAATGGAGGTACGCCGAAGTACAGTGTCAGCCTGATCATCCCTAAGTCGGATACGAAGACCGTAGAAAAAATCCGCGCCGCCATTAAGGCCGCTTACGAAGAAGGCCAGGGCAAACTCAAAGGCAACAATCGTGTAGTTCCTGCCCTCGAAGCTATCAAAATCCCACTCCGTGACGGTGATTTGGAACGTCCGGGTGATGATGCCTATAAGGACAGTTTCTTCATCAATGCCAATTCTACTACGAAGCCTGGCATTGTCGATGCCGACTGCCAGCACATTCTGGAACGCTCTGAAGTCTACTCTGGCGTCTATGGCCGTGCTTCCATCAGCTTCTACGCTTTTAACAGCAATGGCAATAAGGGCATTGCTTGCGGCCTGAACAACCTGCAGAAAATCCGTGACGGCGAACCCCTCGGTGGCAAACCACGTGCTGAAGATGACTTCGCTACAGCTGACGATGACGATTTCTTGGCATAAGGAAGGAGAATTTCAATGGAAACTACGATGCAAATGATTTTAGAGCTGATGTATTGCCTGGTGGCACTGGCAGCAAGCGGTTTTTTTGTGGCCTTAATTTATACAGACCTCAAGAAAGATCAACGTGACGAAGAAATAGCACGGCACCGGGAAGAACGGGAAGCGGAATATCACCGCAAACAGATGGAATCTTTTCGGAAATAAGTATTGGTAAATGGTGGTGGCGGGACCTTGTGTCTCGCCGCTTTTCTTGAGGTGAAACATATGAAAAGCATGAGTATAGATATTGAAACGTTCAGCGATGTCAACCTGGCTAAATGCGGTGTGTACAAATATGCTGAATCGCCGGCCTTTGAAATTCTCCTTTTCGGATATGCCGTGGATGGCGACGAAGTACAGGTCGTTGACCTGGCCCAGGGAGAAACTATCCCTGAAGATATTCTGGAAGCCTTAACCGATGAAGCAGTCACCAAGTGGGCCTTCAATGCCAGTTTCGAACGAATCTGCCTGTCGCGATATCTGAGTGATTTGGGGATAAGCCTGGACCCGTTCCATGACCATCACCCTCTTTCCCAGAACTGTGCAAGGTTCCTCAATCCGGCGGGATGGAAATGCTCCATGATCTGGTCGGCCTACATGGGGCTGCCCCTTTCACTGGAAGGCGTCGGCGCCGTTCTAAAACTGGATAACCAGAAGATGAAGGAAGGCAAGGAACTGATTCGTTACTTCTGTGTACCATGCAAGGAAACTAAAACGAATGGTGGCAGGACGAGAAATCTACCTCATCATGCCCCGGATAAATGGACCCTGTTCAAGTCTTATAACAAACGAGACGTAGAAGTGGAAATGGCCATCCAGGAGCGGCTGAAGCACTACCCAGTACCGGAACAGGTATGGGACGAATACCATCTGGATCAGGAAATCAACGACAGAGGCATTGCCATTGACCGGACGTTGGTCGGCCAGGCCGTGGCCATGGATGCCCGGTGCCGGGAATCATTGATGGACGAGTTAAAGAAAAAGACGGGCTTAGAAAATCCGAACTCCGTCATACAGATGATTGCCTGGCTGGAACAGCACGGGATGAAGACTGATTCTTTGGGCAAGAAGCAGGTACAGGAACTGCTGAAGACGGCAGAAGAACCGCTGCGCAGTGTACTGCTTCTCCGGCAGAAGCTGGCAAAGTCTTCGATCAAGAAATACCAGGCTATGGAACTGACGGCCTGTAATGACAGCCGGGCCAGGGGTATGTTCCAGTTCTATGGGGCCAACCGGACCGGGCGGTTTGCTGGACGGCACATTCAATTACAAAATCTTCCCCAGAATCATCTGCCGGATCTTTCGGAAGCCCGGGGACTGGTGCGCCAGGGAAATTATGAAGCCCTGGAATTTCTGTACGACTCCATACCTGATATTCTTTCCCAACTGATCCGCACCGCCTTTGTGCCACGTAAGGGAATGAAATTTGTGGTATCGGACTTTTCGGCAATTGAAGCACGGGTCATTTCGTGGCTTGCCGGGGAGAAGTGGAAATCAGATGCCTTTGCGGCCGGGCAGGACATCTATTGCACGACAGCCAGTCAGATGTTTGGTGTACCTGTGGTGAAGCATGGGATAAATGGCCACTTGAGGCAGAAAGGCAAAATCGCAGAATTGGCCTGTGGCTATGGCGGTTCCGTCGGTGCGCTGAAGGCGATGGGCGCACTGGAAATGGGACTTTCGGAAGATGAACTGTATCCTCTGGTGCAGTCCTGGCGGTCGGCCAATCCGCATATTGTCGATTTCTGGTGGCAGGTGGATGCCGCCGTGAAGACAGCCATCAAGGAACATGTCCCTATGAGGGTGGGCGTCATCCGCTTCCTGTACCAGAGCGGCATGCTGTTCATCCAGCTTCCCAGCGGACGGCGGCTTTCTTATGTGAAACCCAGAATAGGCGAGAACCGCTTCGGCGGGGAATCCGTCACCTATGAAGGCATCGGCGCAATGAAGAAGTGGGAGCGGCTGGAAAGTTACGGCCCGAAATTCGTGGAAAACATCGTCCAGGGCATCAGCCGTGACATCCTCTGCTATGCCATGCAAACTGTTCGATGCAGTGATATTGTCGGCCATGTCCACGATGAACTTATCATCGAATGCGACAGGGATGTCAGCGTTGACGCCATCTGTGAGCAGATGGGGCGGACGCCGCCGTGGGCTGAAGGACTTATTCTGCGAGCCGATGGATATGAATGTGAATTTTATCAAAAAGATTAATATTTTTGCTCAAAATGGATTTCCTTCTCCATAGGAAAGTAGAAAGAGCTTTTAGGAAGGGGAATTTGAGATGAATAAATTCAATGATGAGCACTACTTAGATCCTACGCCACAGCAAGCATTGTCCACTATTGAAGCAGAGAAAAAGGCAATGAAAGCATATCGACCTCTGGTTTATGTGTGTTCTCCTTATTCAGGAGATACCTTGAAAAACACTGAAAATGCTCGCCGATATTCCAGATTTGCTTTCGAACAGGGCCGTATCCCCATCGCACCGCATCTGTTATTTACGCAATTCCTGGATGACCATAACCCGATTGAAAGAGAGATGGGTATGCATTTTGGCAATGTGCTGATGAGCCTATGCCGGGAAGTGTGGGTGTTCGGCGATATCATTTCTCCTGGCATGGATGCGGAAATCAGGAGAGCCCGGTGGAAAAATTACAGGCTGAAATTTTTTACTAATGACCTCGAGGAGGTAGAAAGATGATTTTTACGATTTACACTGCTGACTGCACTGGCAACGAACACAATGCTGTATATCCAAACAAGGCAGTTATTTCGAACGGCGAGGAATTAAAAACTGCAGCCGCCTTTGACCACGTATGTGCGGTGTATAAGGACAACTACCGGAACCGGGATAACTTTCTGGTATCTGATGTGGCGGTCATGGATTGTGACAATGGAGATACGGACAATCC